GGACCAGAACCACCGATGCCGTTTTGATGGCAAAGGAGCGAGATGGCAACGTATCAAGCCGCAATGAGTGGTGTTCCGTTTTTATTACAAGACTCTGCAACTACTGGAGCCGGAACGGTACTAGCAATTCCTACATCTTTTAGAAACCATACATTTATTATTAAAGGTAATGGAACTATCGGAGCCGGAGCCGTACAACTAGAAACAGCTAATGAACCAGATTACACTGGAGTATGGGCTGCTATTCCTAAACCAGACGGAACGGCATCGGCTCCTATTACAGTTGTATCCAATGCTGATGTAGTGTTTACATTTGTTGGATTGTTAAATTTTATTCGCGCTAGAATTTCTACTACTGTAACTACTACGACAGCAACTGTGCAATATGAAGGCTCTCATCCATAAATAAGTTATGGGTGTCATTTGTAAGGTATAATGAAATTGGAACCAACTAAAGTAGAAGTTGTTAGTCCTGTTCCAATTCCAGTTGTGATTTCTGGAGATGCTAAACAATCACAACTGCGTGATCCAAGTCTCCCTGCTACAACTACGTTTCAAGACGATTTAACTACAGCAGGCCAACGTAATATCAATCTTATTTGGGAATCCACACAGGGTAAAATAGCACTGTATGTTATTGTGGGAACAATGATTATTGATGGTTCTGCTATTTTATTTTCTGTTGCTACAGGACATGAGATGACAGCCGCTGTGGCATTAGCATTGGGATTCGTTAATTCATTAGCTACCGGAGTAGTATCTTTTTATTTTTCTAGAACTAATCATACTCAAATAGGTGGAATTGGTGCTAAGCCAAATGAACCTTATGTTGGACGTTAACCGAGTCGGAGGCGGAGACGCTGATGACGAGTAGTGTTGAAGTATCTGACGATAAGGAAACATAAACAGATTCTACCATGCCTATTTCAATAGCAAATAATATAATATCTTCTGATCCTGGTAACGGCCTGTATGAAGATTTTCTACGTGAGAAAAATATTAAACCACATCCAGTTCAGGAAGAATTATTAACACTTCCTGATGAAATCTTTGAAGCATTATATGGTGGTGCTGCTTACGGTGGAAAGTCATGGATTCTTACACTATTACCTTTATTCAGGGGCTTCTACAAATTTCGTGGATATAAAGGTATTATATTTCGCAGAAAATTCCCCGATTTAGAACGTGAAATAATTCGTCTCTCTAAAGAGTATTATCCAAAGACAGGAGCTAAATACAACGACCAAAAGCACAGTTGGGAATGGCCAGAGTTCTTATCCTATCAAGACTTCGGTCACGTTCAGCATGACTCAGATATTAAAATGTATGACTCGGCACAATATAATTACTGTGCCTTTGACGAACTCACACACTTTTCTGCCCATCCTTATCATTACATGGTGGGTAGTCGCGTACGTCCTTCTAGTAGCTTTAATATTGCAATAGTAAGAAATGGCTCTAATCCAGGTGGAATTGGACAGACGTTCGTATATAATAGATTTGTTAGACCCTATGAAGATGGGCATAGAGTTATACGAGATGTCAATACAGGACTCTATAGAATATTTATCCCAGCTAAAGCAGAAGATAACCCCTATGGAATGGAATACGATCCTTTATATGTTAAAAAACTCGAAATATTAAAGGTTACAAGTGAAGCAGAATATAAAGCAAAAAGATATGGAGACTGGCACGCTTACAAGGGATCAGTATTTACAACCTTTAGACCAATTAGATTTAGTGGTGAACCAGATAACGCATTGCATGTTATTAAGAGCTTTCAAATCCCAGAATGGTGGCCTAGAATATTGTCCATCGACTGGGGGAAGAGAGCAATGTGTTATGCAATGTGGGGAGCCGTCGCTCCAAATCATAAAGTGTATATTTACAGAGAACGGGCTTGGTATGGAAGAGATATTCCATTTTGGGCATCAGAGATTAGAGAGATAAACAATGAACATCATGAACAACCAGTGCATACTGTCTTATGTGGATCTGCATGGCAAAATCGTGGTGGTGAACTTATCGCAGACGAATTCCAAAAGTATTCAGATCTCGTTCCTAGTAGCTCCGAAAACACACCCGGAAGTCGCGTAGCCGGATTGCAGTTAGTACATGATATGTTAAGATGGGAAAAGAAGATTGCGCTCCGCGCAAAGAATGAGTTTTATGATCTTGCACTCGCTCAAGAGATTTATAGGAATTACGGACCAGCGGCTCTTGAGAACTATAAGAAGCAATTCTATGATGAATCAGAAGAAGAGAATCTTCCTGTATTACAAATCTTTGAAGAATGTAAAATATTAATTGATACTATTCCTATGGCAATTTATGATGAAAAGAAGATTGAAGATATTGCAGAGTTTGAAGGTGATGATCCTCTGGACGATCTTCGCTATTTTTGCAAGGCTGCTAAAAGATTTATAGAAGGTGAAATTGGTGGTTTGGATATTGCCGCTCAGAAGCAAGAAGCTATTAATAGATTACAAGTTGATAGTGATATGACAGCATTTTATAGAAGAATGGAAGCTATTGAAAAACAAGATCAGGCAACTATGCAAGATTGTATTCCTATTAGTCGTCGAAGCCGCTTCGCGAGGAGAAGGGTTGCATAATGCATTATCGAAACGGACGAGAAGCAAAAAATGGTGATAAAGTAATTCAGCTAGGTTCTGATGGTAAAATTGTTCAATTTGGAGTTATTTATGATAATGTGCCTGGTAATGATTACTGTAATGGATCATTAGCTCCTGTACATGGAGTAGTTAATGCTTGTTTAGTTGATTGTTTGAATATTGAAGATGTTCAAGAATTTATAAAGGAAAAAGGTTTAGATAAGCGTCCAACAGGAAAATGATCAGACTTCTTTTACGTTTACTAGGAATCAAGGATTATGAAGTCTGTCAATCTTGTGAAACTCTGAAGCAACAGTTAGCATTTGTTAATGATGAGAAGAAACAACTTACAGAAACTCTTCTTTCTATTGTAAAGCCTAAGACTTATGAAGCCCCACCTATTGAATTGAATCCAGTGGCAGCGGCATCGGGACTTTTTTCAAGGCGTAGAGCAGCTAAAGAATTACAAGATAGAATGGAAGCTCAAATATTACAAGAGAAGAAACACTTAGCTATACCAGATAAAAATTTATCTATAGCGAAGCTAGAACAAGAACTTGGTGTTGAAGAGGGAGCTTAAACGATGGCAAATGCAGCACCCGCAAAAGTAGTCTATACTGGAGTTACTGGTCCAGCACAGACAGTTACAGCACAGACATTTACAGATGTAACTAATGTGGAATATGATTTTGTAAAGAATACAATTAAAGTTACGCGAGCCGGAGCGGGGTCTAGTTTGTATTATGATTATGCAGCAACTACTACAGTTACACAAGTTATCACTGCTGGTGCAACTGTTATCACGGTAACATAGTAATGGCAAATGTTCCAAGAGTAAATGCGACTGTTAGAGTAACAGCTAAAGATATTAATGGTAATAATATTGCTAAGCAATTTAACAGTGTTCAATATATGAATTTTGATTATCAAGATGGAACCGTGAATGTTGTGGATGCTACAGGCTCATTTTATTTTCCATTAACTCCTCTAACAACATTTACATATGTTATTGTTACTGGACTTGCTGGATCACATACTGTTGTGATGTCGTGACAGGAGTATCTATGGAAATGCCAAAATATAAATGTCATAAGGTTGTACATGCTTTGAAAATTGCTAAATTAGAACCAGATCCTAATGTTAAACCAACTATTGAACAATTAGAAAAGATTTTAAATGATCCAGATGCCGCCGTATTAATGACTCCAAGTGATGAAGGATATGCACCTTTTAAATTAGATTATGAATATATGAATAGACATAAGCCACAAGTTGGTGGGTATTATGTGGTTTATGATGATGGATATATATCTTATAGTCCAGCAAAAGCATTCGAGGATGGCTATACGAGGATCTAATGAAAGATTTAAAACTTAGAAATCCAATAAAATTTAGTAGTGGAAGTGGTTTGAATAATAATTCTTCACCAGTTAAAAGTTTCTTTACAAATAGAAAGAGTAAACAGCAACTAGCTGCTAATAAGATGTTTGGTTCTCGTTTAGGAAAGCATGGTAAAGATTTTAAGATTGGTAAGAAGTTTAGTTCTAATAAAAGTATGAAATCTAGTTCTATTAGTCCTGATGTAGATGAATTTGATGATATGCTCTCTAAAGCTAGTGGAAATTCTAAACCTAAGAAATCATTATTTAGTAAGAGATATTAGTCATGCCTTGGGATGAGGTGATGCATAAATGGAAACATGGATTGCTTCATTCTGGCTCTAAGACTGGAAAGAAAGTAACTAATAGAAAGCAAGCTATAGCAATAATGTTATCAGAAAAGAAAGCTGCTAATAATGGTAAGAGAGAATATGGTGGAATAAGTCCAAGCCGCAAAGTTGTTGACGATATGTTACGAAGGAAGAAGCGAAGCTGATGTCTAAAGAACTAGATGAAGAAATTTGTTCTTTGTTAAAAACAATTTCAGATCATTTTGATCTAGAAGATAGAGCTACGCGTGAAAGACAGATTAGACGTTATCGTTTAATGAAGCTCTATTGGAATAATTTCTCACAAGTTTATTGGAGTGAAAAAGCTCAAGATTATAGAATGTTTAGTCATAATTCTACTTCTAATAGTTCTGATCAAGAATATTATGATAAACCTATCAATGTGTTTAAAGCCTTTCTTGAGACAATCATAGCCGCACTCAGCATTCAAATTCCTGGGATTAATTGTGTTCCAGATGATGCTGAAAATCCTTTAGATGTTTCAACTGCTAAAGCAGGAGATAAAATTTCCGAATTAATTTATAAGCATAATGATGTTATATTCTTATGGCTTCATGCTCTTTATATTTATTGCACAGAAACTCCTATTTGTTGTTACAGTTATTCCAAATCTGATGAAGAATATGGAACATACGAAAAACCTAAATTTAAGGATGAAGAAATTGATGCTTATGTATGTCCAATGTGTGGAGCTAGAGTTCCAGATGATATGTTTGATCCTGGTGAAGCTGATGTAGAAGAAGCAGAAGAGAATCCTCCAGTCTGTGTTGAGTGTGAAGCTAAATTAGATCCTCAACAACAGAAAGTCAAATTAAAGGTTCCACGCCTTATTGGAACAACTAAAGAACCTAAGAGCCGGATTTGCCTAGAAGTATATGGAGGTTTATATGTTAAGATAGCAAATTATGCTAAGAAACAAAAAGATACTCCATATCTTAATTTCGATTATGAAACTCACTATGTTAATGCCTTAGAATGTTATCCACATTTGTATGATAAATTTCCACATGGTAGTTGGTCTAATATGGGAGTTAGTGATCCTTATGAACAATATGGTCGTCTAAACACTCAATATCGTGGTGAATTTCCAGATGAGAATGTAACAGTCAAAAATCGTTGGCTCAGACCGGCATCGTTTAATATTCTTCCTGAAGAAGATTGTAAAAAACTAAAGGGGAAATTTCCTGATGGTGCTAGATTCGTAATGATCAATGATATTCCTGCTGAGTATGAAAATGAAAGTCTAGATGATCATTGGACTATAGCTATTAATCCTATGGCTGATTTCTTAAATCATGATCCTCTTGGAGAACTATTAACTAACGTACAAGATATTATTAATGATCTTATCTCATTGACATTACAAACTATTGAACATGGAATTACGCAAACATGGGCTGATCCTGCCGTTGTTAACTTTAATGCTCAACTACAAATTGAAGCACAACCAGGAACTATTACACCAACGAAACCAACTAATGGAAGTCGCAACATTGGTGAAGCATTCTATTCATCATCAACTGCATCTCTAAGTCCCGACGTAATTAATTTCTATAAAATTATTCAAGAACTTGGACAATTTGTTTCTGGTGCTCTTCCTTCTATTTTCGGTGGCAATCAAGGCTCTGGTTCGTCAAGGACGGCATCAGAATATGCAATGTCTAAAGGAATGGCATTGCAACGGCTTCAGACTCCTTGGAGAATGTTAACAGTTTGGTGGAAAACTATATTTGGTAAAGTTATTCCTATGTATATGAAGAATATGGTTGAGGATGAAAGAGTTGTAGAAAAGAATGATGCTGGTAAATTTATCAATGTATTTATTCGAAAAGCTGAAACGGATGGAAAGATTGGTTCTATTGAATTAGAGCCTGATGAGAAACTTCCTATTAGTGATGAACAGCAAGCTGATATTATTATGCAATTAATGCAACTTAATAATGCAGAGATTACAGCCGCTTTGATGGACCCGGAGAATCTTCCGTATATTAGTAAAATTATTAAAATTCCACAATTTCATTTACCTGGTGCTGAAGATAGAGAAAAACAACACGAAGAGATTGATGAACTTATTAATTCAACTCCTATTCCTCCTAGTGATGAATCTATGCAATTATTTCAACAAGCTCAACAATTACATAAAGGTCAACCTGGGATTCCACAGCCGCAAGAACCTCAAGAACAACCATCAGTTGAGATTGATGTTGATGTAGACGATCATCAAATAGAAGCAGCTATTTGCAAGAGTTGGTTAATCTCTTCAGCCGGAAGGTTGGCTAAGAAGGAGAATCCTAATGGATATAAAAATGTTCTATTACATATGAAAGCACATATGGTTGAAGTAAGTAAACAAATGCAAGCGCAGCAGTTACATGATGATCAATTAAAGTTAGCTGGAGTTAAAGATAATCAAAAAACTTCAGATGTTTCAAATAAAATCAGCAATCATCCACCTGCTGAAAAACCGAAACAATCTGAAAAAGTGACCGGAGAAAGAAATGCTCAAGCACCTATTAGATAACCTTCAGTATCCACCAGATGTATTGGCTCCAGAAGGTTCCAGTAAGATTATTAGCCCCAAAACGGCTGATGATATTAATGATCTTTTTAAAGAATTAGATGTAGATGAACCTAAACCAAAAGAAAAAGAAGTTCCTGATAAGAAACAGGCGAAGCCTGAAGAAGAAACTGATGAAGAAACCTCCGAAGGTGATGATGAATTAGAATTAGTAGAACCAGATGAAGAAATTGAAAAATTAGACCTGGCGAAGCCAGATGATGAATTAGAAATTGATGTTCCTCCACGTAAAAAAGAAATTTTAAAAAAGTATCCAGATTTATTTAAAGATTTTCAATTTCTAGAAAAAATGATGTATCGTGATAGACAATATAATGAATTATTTGGATCATTTGATGATGCGAAAGAAGTAGCAGAGAAATCTGAAATATTTAATGCTTTTGAGAATCAACTTCTATCTGGTAGCACAGAAGAGATTTTACGTAACGTCAAAGATGTTGATCAGAAAGCATTTCATACTATTGTAGATGATTATCTTCCAACTTTAGCTAAGGTTGATAAGGAAGCATATTTTCATGTTGTTGGTAATTTGAATAAACGTCTTATCATGGAGATGGTTCAAGAAGCTAACGATACGAATAATGATGATCTGAAACAAGCCGCTTTGCTTGTTAATCAATTTGTATTTGGAAGTGCTAAATTCACACCTCCATCACAGTTAGTTGATCATACTAAAGATGAAAAAGTAGATGAAGTTGAACAAGAAAGAATTTCTTTCTTACGAGAAAGATTTGAATCTTCTCGTGATGATTTGCAATCGCAAGTTGATAATACTCTAAGAGCTACAATATCTGATTATATTGATCCAAGAAATCATATGTCTGCTTATGTTAAGAAAAATGCTGTAGCAGATGCAATGAAGATTCTAACGGCTTCTATAGCTAGTGATTCTTCTGTAGCTAGTAATTTAAATAAACTTTGGCGAGCCGCAACGGACGCTAAATTCAGTAAGGATTCATTAGGACGAATTAAATCATTTTATCTTTCTAAAGCTAAGGGTAATTTGAAGAATGCTATCATAAAAGCTAGAGCAGAAGCTCTAAAAGATTCCGCTCCGCGGGAACGCGGAAAAGAGACTGAAGAAGAACAAGAAGAAACTCCTCGTCAGAGGAAAACAATTTCTGCTGGCAAACCATCTCAGCCAAAGAATAATAATGGGATGAAAAAAGGTGAATCTGTAACAGATTTCTTCATGCGAGATTAAATAGGAGAATTGACATATGCCTGGACCTGTAGTTGAATCAGTTGTTGCCGGTACAGAACTTGAAAGAGTTCTGCCAAAGGTAACAACTGTGTTTGAATCTGACGACACATTTTATGGTAATATTAAAAAGCGTGATGTAGAAGTTGTATCATATCGTGAAATGCGCGCTCCTATGGAATTAAGACCTGGTGGTAGATTCCAGTATTTTAATCCTGATGGTGGAGATATGGGAAGAGGCGGTGGTCCTACTTGGGATAAAGCCGTTGTTCGTCCTGTGTTTC